GCGAGTCAAGTTCCGGCCTCGAGCGTCGAAGCGATAACCACCCAGAGACTTTCGCGTAGATCCCACGAGTGTTACACCGAGGCGTCTCGGCCTGGTGTCGCCCGTGAGAAACCCAAATACCTCCTCCCCTTTGTAGCTGCTGCGTCTACCTTCACGGCATGTACGGATTGCTTTGTCAATGCCCGCAGTGCTGTTTTGGAGCGCCTCTTCTACCATCAAGTAGATGGTCGGACGTTCACACGGCCTCATACCCCTACTTATGATACCGTGCGGGGTGCGCTGTCGAAGTTTAAGCAACAAATCTGTGGATTGATCCAACCTACCACACCGGTAGATTGGGCGGATTTCCCGTCCAAGTATTACCGGGGTCGCAGGCTCTGTGTCTACACAAATGCGTTGGAGAACTTGCTTCGCACTGGGCTTCAGCGGTCTCACTCTCATATTCAGGCATTTCTGAAGGATGAGAAGTTAGAGATTGGCGTGAAACGTGTTGTGCCGCGATTAATACAACCGCGGCGCCCAGAGTATAACATCGTTGTCGGGTGTTATCTCCGCCCCATTGAACACACAATCTACCAATTAATTGCTAAAGTGTGTGGTGGTCCCACTGTGATGAAGGGATTTAACGTGTATGAGATTGCTCAACATGCCCGTGCGGCATGGGGTGCTTTCCCCAATCCCGTTGGTATTGGACTTGACGCAAAGCGGTTCGACCAGCACGTTAACCGGCCTTTATTAGAGTGGGAGCACTCGATATACTCCCGTTTCTACCCTGGGGATGCGCAGCTGCAACGTGTACTACATTGGCAACTGCATAACAAGGGTGTGCTCCGTACGAGGGACGGGGTGATCAAGTACGAGATCGACGGGACCCGGTGTTCAGGCGACATGAACACTGCTCTTGGCAATTGTTTGGTAATGTGCGGCGCAGTTAAGAGCTTTGCTGACACGGTGGGTGTCCCCATCCGCCTGCTCAACAATGGTGATGACTGTATGGTCATCTTGGACGCCTCAAATATTGAGCGATTTAGGCGTCCACTCCCGAGATATTTCTCCAAGCTCGGGCTCGTGATGAAGGTGGAAGATCCTGTGTTTGTATTCGAGCACATCGTTTTCTGCCAGACCCAACCCGTCTATGACGGCCATGTATGGCGTATGGTTCGAGATCCCCATGTGTCGCTATCGAAAGATGCGACCTTGATGAACTCCACGTATGCCACGACTGGCCTGAGTGCGCAATTGAAAGCAATTGCTGATTGCGGGTTGAGTCTAGTCTCTGGCCTGCCGGTTTTACAGGAATATTATCTGGCTCTGCGCCGAGGCCATGAAGAAGGCACAGGACCGATAGACCCACGATTCTATGATTCTGGGTTCTACCACCTGTCCCGCGGACTCCAGGCAACAACCTCTGTTGTGTCGCCAGAAGCGCGGGCATCGTTTGCACGTGCCTTCAACATGCTCCCGGACCTACAGGTTGCTCTGGAGCGCCAATTTTCGTCCCTACCTATTTTAGGTGTCGACGGTTTATCGGCGTTCCCGGGCCTGCGGGTCTTATTGAAGTAGACTGCCCCCTCTGGGGTCACACCTTGTAATGGCCCAAAACGGTTCTTTCCGTGCTATACAGAATGCCTAGAGACTGCACGGCGCCCCCACTGGTTAAGGTGTGATGTACAGTCCCGCTCTACGTGCGGTACCCCATACAACGTAATATGTCAAGCATCACTTCAATCTCTAAGGACGGCCAGGATTGGCTGGTCCTTGCTTTAGACCCCTTTCATGATCTGCAACGTCCCATCGAAGGTCTTCCCGATGAGATGTCATCCAGTAGTTTTGTGCGTTGTCACGTACAGTCTACCACCCTATCCGCGAATGCTGAGGGTGATAAGTTCCGTGTGGTTTTCACTGGGTACCATGGCCCACAATCTGCACGTAATATCATCACCAGCGCGGACAATCTCTCCACCTTTGGCGTCGGTGGGTTTGAAACAGCACCAATTATTGTGCATAAGGCGACTGCTGCTCAAGAGCCTGCCTTTTCCAGTGTTGGTGCCGCTTATCTCAAACTGGGTACTACTCCTGATTCGACTACTGCGTCCCGATTGGTTGCAATCGGCCTAGAGTTGACAGATATTACTCAGGTGTATAATAAGCAGGGTACCCTTGCTGCTGCCCGCTGTACAGGCCCCACTGATTGGGTGGCTATGGCCACCCAGTATTCGGAAGGTGAGTGGTCTCACCCTCACTTTGCCCGAGAACCCGGGTTTCCTAAGACGAAGGCTTTGGCCTCGTTAACCCCTGGGTATTTAGAGTGGGAGGCACGCAAGGGTGTCTATGTTACACCCCGATTCCAAAAGCCGGAATTTCCATCTAGGTTCTATAGTGACGGTCAAACTGACGCCTCTTTGAACAATGACGAGCATCTCTTTATGATGCAGGAGATTCAGGCGGAGTCAAATGTCTGGAAGCTGTTTTCCCGGTATGACCGGACATCAGCAATTGGACATTTTGCGCTCCCTGGTCTTGTGCATTCTGGCTTTGAGCCATGCTGCATATTCCTGGAGGGATTGGACGCAAGCTCCACATTTAGGTTGGTTGTTCGAACCTATGTTGAGTATTTCCCTGATGTGTCCAGTGCTGTGGCCATATCTAGCACATCTCCATCGCCATCCTATGACCCTCTGGCCTTCCGTGCATACCACGAAGCGGCAATTCGGTTGCCCATTGGTGTGCCAGTAAGCATGAATGAGAAGGGTGACTGGTGGAAGATGGTAAAGGGAACGTTAGGCACGGTGACCAAGTTGGGTGTCTCTATGGCACCTAGCTTGTTAACTATGGCTGGCCAGCCCGAGCTTGCTTTGGCAGCCTCTGCTCTTCAGAAAGGCTACCAAGCAGCGCGTGAACATCGCAGATCTCCGGCTGCCATTGGGCAACCCCCTGTGGCTAAGAAAGCGGCTCCTAAGCGTAAGTGAGCGGGCAACCACTAAAATCCGACTGACTATCGGTGGGCTGTGGCTGTCTGAGAAATCCGG